GTCGACGATGCCCGCAGGGCGGAAAATGCCAGACCTGATGGTCTTGAAGAGGTATCCCATCGCCATCCTTTAGCACGAGATTGCCGAGGCAGAATGCAGCCAGGAGGGGCGGTTTATCAAACTGCCCCGGCTCTCTCGCGGATGTTACGGGGAACGGGCTAGGACTAGAGGGTCCCGCTCGAGAAGACGGTCCAAGCGCCGGCAGCGCGGAAGTTGCCGGAGGTCTTGATCGCGTCGGTGTTGGACGCGGTGATCGAGGCGTCCATGAGGCCCGGGCCGCTGGCGATCAGCAGCTCGAAGCCGGGGCGATCGTCGCCGTAGAGGTAGATGTCGATCGCGTCCGAGTTGGCCGCGTTGACCTGGGCATCGCCACCAGTGGCGAGCAGGCCGGCGAACGTGCCCTGCACGTCCTTGAGGCCGACCAGGTAGGTTTTGTTGGTGTCGCCGAAGACGGTCGAGTCGACGTAATCCCTGTTGAGATTCAACGTCCACTCGGTCTTGTTGACCAGCTTGACACCGGAACCCTTGGGGCCACCCAGGTAGATGGCTCCGTTCTTGCCGTGAAGGGCGGTACCTGCGACTGCCACGGGGCATTCCTTTCAGTGAAGCTAGTAGATAGTCCAGGTCCCAGCAGCTCGGAAACTGCCCGAGCATCGGACAGCATCCGAGACCGAGGCGGTGATATTCGCGTCGAGAAACGCAGGCCCCTCTGCAACGAGCAGAACACCATCGTCCGCGTACAGCTGGACGTTGTAGGCAACGCCGTCCGAGTACTGGATCGAGATGTCTCCGTTGACCGAGTACAGGCCCGAGAAGGTTCCCTGGATGTCGCGAAGACCCGCTGCGTAGACCTTGTTCTTGTCACGGAACGTGGATACGTCGGCGTAGTCTCGAGACATGTTCAGGGCCCATTCGGTCCTGTTGGTGACCTTGGTCCCGTTGACGTAGATGGCACCGTTCTTGCCGTGGATAACAGACCCGGTCACAGCCATGGACTAGCCTCCAGGCTGTTCTGTCCAGATGGAGTACGAGCCTCCAACCTGGTAGATGCGCTTGCCCTCCGAGTCGATATCTGGCCCCGTCGGCAGATCCGAAACACGTCGGCAAAGCATGTTGCTCTGCTCATCCATCACCAGCACAGCCTCGTTGAGTGCAGTCGTGATGAGCGCGTCGATGTTGTTGGCATCGACGGGGTTCTCCGCATAGACCGAGACATCGAACGTCGTCATCAGGAACACGGCCGACCAGGTGTACGAGTACGGGGCGGCCACGAGCTGATAGGTGATGAACGGGTATCGGACCTTGCGGGGAGCGATCCCCTCGTGGATACCGCCTGCGATGGCGGACACAAGGGACGGAGAAGCCCGAAGCTTCTGCACGATCGCTCGCTTGATGGGGGCGGAAGATGTCGTCATCCGATCCCCTTCACAGCCGCACCACAATCTCGATGGCTGCCCCGGAGCCGCTGGTGCGTGCGGCTTCGGCTACAGCGGCCCTGATCAGGCCGACAACTTCCTCACGGCTCTCCTCGGCGGCCGGGCGAAGGAAGGGGTGGGCAACGTTGTGACGCGTCCCGAACTCCTGGAACTTCGCGTAGGGCGTCGGAGAGATGACCCATGCCTCGGCGCGATGGCCGTTGATAGAAGGGCTGAGGGAGTAGATCTCGCCCCGGAGCCTTCCACCGATGTGGACGTGACCCCAGGTCGACCATGCGGCCCGCTTGCTGCGGACCTCGTAGGCTCCACGCTTGGAGAGCATGTCCTTCATCGGCTCGTCGATGATGTTGCGCTTGGGCTCGACGAGACCCGATGACCTCATCGACTGGAGATGGCCCAGGCGGCGCTGGCGCCACCAGACAGGTGCATGCTCGTTCTGCGAGGTGGTATCCCATTGCGGTGGACGCCCGGCCTTCACCAGGGCCGTCCTCTTGGACATCGTCTCGCCGATGTTGATCGGGCGCATGTAGTCGTTGTAGATCGCGTACCTGGTGGACGGGTCGTCCTCGTCCTCCTGCTCGTGCCCCTCGATGTGCGGCTGGGGCGTGCCGGCGAAGACGCTCCGCACCGGGGCATGGCGCTTGGCGCCGGCCTCCACGAGCTTCGCGCCCGTCCCGAGCGCCTCCGTCGCAGCCTGGAAGATCAGCTCGGCGAGGGACTCGAGCGTCATTCCCGCTTCCTCAACGAACAGGTGAGCAGCGGCAGCCACGTCCCTTCGGCAGTCGTGTCGCTGACCGTGTAGTCGTCCTTGGGATTGGTGTCGACGTGGACGTGGTCACCGACCTTGATGTCCGTTCCCACCGGGAGATACAGGCGGTAGGTGTTGGACGTGACGACCTGGCCGCTGTCCACGTCCTGCTGCGGCGTGGGTGTGGAGTAGAACCACCCCTGGACCTGGGTGCGCCTGGTCTCGCTGGTGACGTTGTAGGCGAGGAAGTCATCGCCGTAGTCGCCATCGGCAGGGATCGGCCCCTCCGTCCTGCGCTCGATCGTGAGCGGGGTGACCATGCCCAGCATCGCGAGCCCACGGATCTGGTTGAGCTGGTTGTCGGTGAGGAGGCGATCCTGCCTGGGCATGTCAGCGGACCTCTTTGACGCGCTTGGTCGTCATCGAATCGTGATGTTGTCGGCCCTGAAGGCGCTCAACAGGATGGCTGCCTCAGGAACCTCGTTGTCGAGGCCGGAGATCAGCGACGTGGGCAAGGACCGTCGCAGGTCGCGTTCCATGTCCACCTCGGCCACGCGAAGCCGGGTGAGGTGCGCCATCCCCCGCGAGTGCAACTCTGCCTGTCCGTGGAGGTAGGCGATGATGTGCCCGGTCGCGAACTGGATCTCGGACGGCAGCTTGTAGTGGTAGGTCGCCGACACCGTGTCGGTGGCGAGCAGGTTGTCGGTGAAGACGACCGCTCCCTCGTTCGCGTCGACGGTGAAGCCCGTGGTGACGACAGCGCCGTTGACCTTGATCACGGGCTCGCGGCCGGTGTCGGTGTGCCAGAACTGGTTCTGGGCACGCCAGGTCTGGCCGTCGGTGCAGGTCATCTCCTCGTCGGTCTCGAGGAGGTCCCAGCCGTAGGTGTAGCTGGTGTGCGCGATCGGGACCGCCAGGGCGACGTTGGGGATGATCAGGGCGTTGAACAGGCCTGTGCCCGTCATCGCCAGGGACACCACCTCGAAGTACCGCTCCGTCTTGTTGATCATCAACTCGGTCGGGGCGATGGTGATGTACTGCGTGTTCGTCACCATGATCCGAAACTGCTGGATCGCGATGATCGGGTAGTGGAACAGGTACATCCGCCGCCGGCCGATGTCGAAGGGCGTCTGGGGGTAGCCCCAGGTGTGCTCCTCGTCCGTGATCGTGCCGCCCCGGAAGTCATGCCTCTGCGGGATGCGGGGCACGTTGCAGTAGGAGTCGACGATGGTCGACGCCTGCTTGCAGAGCGAGAGCAGCTCGGCGTCGTCAAGTTCAGAGATGTCGATGCCGAAGCCCATCTCCCTGAACCGCTGCGGGGTGATATAACTCATAGATGAGTCCTCGATGGGAACATTTCGCCGATCGCTTCTGGGCGAAAGTCACGAAGACCGATGGCTGCTGGCTGTGGTCTCGTTCTTGCGATCCTCATGGTTACGGCCAGTTCTCCTTCAATGGGAGACCGCGAAAGGCTCACCGGGTGGCGTGGTTCCTGGTTACAGGCGCGTGGCCGCTCGACAAGCTTCTTCATCGCTGCGACAACCCGCCCTGCGTTCGCCCTGACCACCTATTCGAGGGTTCTCAGACCGACAACATGCGAGACGCAGCCACGAAGGGCCGCGTAAGGGGTGTGTTCGGGCCCGGCAATCCGGGGAAACCGAGACCGTGGAGGCTGACCCCCGACCAGGAGATCGAGGTTCGAGAGCGCCTCGCTGCGGGTGGGCGCCAGCGAGATTTAGCCGTCGAGTACGGAGTCAGCCAGATGACGATCTCTCGGATCAGTCGGCGAAACCGCTGATCCTGGCGGTGAGGGGGCCGGTAGATTACCGGCCCCCACCACCATTCCGACTACGCGGAGACTTTCACGCGGATCTTGTTGTTCCAGGGAAGGACCTTCACCGCCAGGCCGTTCATCATGAACATGATGTACATGTGCGTGAGCTGACCGGCGATGCCGATGGGGATCTCGAGGACCGTCGGCCCGGGGGAGCCGAGGTACGGGAGGGTGATCGAGGACTCGTCCAGGAGGTACAGGTCGCGCCGGAGCGTGCCCCCGTCGTCGGTGTAGCTGGCGATCGAGTCGCCCGGGACCACCGCGAACGGAACCTGACCGGCGATCGTGTTCACGGCCTGGGCCGTGGCGCCGACGCCGATGTTGACGTACTGCGGACCGACCAGCCGGACGTTCTGATCCTGCTGCTCGTCGAACGTGATCTTCTCCTGCGGGTGGCCCCACATGATGGAGATCAGGCCCTGCTTCTGGATGACCGGCAGGATCGCCTTGTCGACCGCGTTGCGGAACGACCCCGTCGGGTAGGTCGACGTGGTCGTGGGAACGAACGTGGACGGATCCACGTCGACCGCGTCCACGGTGTCGAGGATCGAGCGAAGACCGGTGAAGCCGTTGGCGTCGTAGAGGCCCAGCTCGTTCGCGGCGGTGCCGCCGCTGTCCACGGCGTTGCCGCCGAAGATGGTCTTCTGCATCTTGTGGCTGATGGCGCGAAGCCCACCCTGAAGCTCGATGGCCTCCGGGTTGTAGTTCATGCCACCGGCCATGACCGCGAACTGCGACTTGAGCGAGATGCCGCGCCGGGTGGCGAGGATCGCGATGTTCGTCGACTTGCGGGCGAAGAGGCTCTGGTCGTCCGTGACGGTGCCCAGCTCTGCCATGAACTGCGCATCGCCGTAGGCGGTGATCTGGTTCCAGGCATGCAGGAGGCCGTTGGCCGGTTCCTTGGCGAACCGGTCGTAGGCCGGGAACATGCGGATGAAGACCTCGTAGAGCATCGGCTCGAGGTCCTGGCGGATCAGCGCGCTGACCTGCCCCGTGTCCAGCGCCTTGGCGACATCGGGATCCAGCT